ATGATGATAAATAGTTTTAATAGAAGGAGGACTGATGTACAGTGTCTACCTTGATGAAAAGCAAGCTTTTCACCATCTTAGTAAAGAAGAGGCAGAAGATATCCAAACAAAGATGAGGCAGATGATATCTGCTGGTATCAAAACTCATTATCAACCAGAAGATATTATTATTAAAGACGATGAGAATATTAGTTAGTGGTTGTAGTTTTACTTTCGGTGGTGAGTTAGAATGGCAGCATGTAGACGTAGATGATCCTAGTATTCAGGATTTAAAAGATTTAGGCAAAAGATCTGATTTTAAGTTAAGGGACGAAACAAGATATAGTCACTTTTTAGCAAAGCATTATAATTGTGAAGTAGTTAATAAATCTAAAAATGGGGCAAGTAATCATTGGATTTTAAGATCTCTTGTAGAAGCTAATAATAAGGCTAAATGGATAGGATCAAAATATGATCTTATCATATTTCAAATGACAGAACTTAGTAGAATAGATATAGAATATCCAGATAACAATTTTTGTTCTATATCGGCAAGTGGCAAAGGTTGGGATAATGGAAGAGGAAATGATATTCTTTCAAAGTTTTCTAAGAAATCTTTAATTCCAGATTTTATAGGGGGAAATTCAGAAAAGCAACATGCACCCCAATGGAAGAATGTTCAACCTATTTTACAGGAAATGAGCGAGGCTTACTATCTACACGTTTATTCTGAGATAATATCTATAGAAACTTGGTGGTTGCATCAACATGCCTTTAAAAACATTTTTAGAGATACACCATATGTTATAATAGGAAAGCGAACTTTTGAAAATTCACACCCAAATGATGTTGTTTTTAAAGATATAAATGATAGTGTAGATTTCTTTTTACAAGGTAAAAATCAAATCTTAGGACCCAAAGAGGAAAATGATAGATATTGCAAAAAGTACAAATTCCAAGTAAGAAAAAATGCTCCTAATGCAACAGGAGGTCATCCATCAAAACTCGGACATGAAATTATCGCTAACAAAATTATTGAGGTTGTCAATGAAAAGTACCCTGACTTGGGCAAAAAAACTTACTAGAAAAGATACTCTAAGTAAGGCATTCCCACATCACTATATAACTAGAGTCGAGAACCCAGACGGTTCCGTTAGTATTTCATTATTACCTAAAAATGTTAAGAAAACTGATAAGGAGATTTCAACAGTGGCAGAAGTTGAGGAAACTTCGTAAGAGTGATCCGTACATTTACGAAGAATGATTGGATTTAGTGAAGGTTTTCATGATGCTGCCATTTCAGTTGTAAAGAATGGGCGTATTACATATGCCAGTCATGCTGAACGATATTCTCGTAAAAAGCACGATAAACGCTTAACTGCTGAACAAGCGACTTTAGCGTTGGAACTAAATGGCGATGATACTATAGCATTTTACGAAAAAACTGGATTTCTCAAAAGATCACGTCAATGGTTCGCAGGTCAATTTGATACTGCGAAAAAAGAACGTGTTTTAGCACTAAAACCGACAGTTAATCACTATCATCACTTATCACATGCTGCTGCTGCGTTTCAAACGTCAAAATATGACGAGGCAGCTTGTGTAGTAGTAGATAGTATTGGAGAATGGGATACTGCAAGTATATGGAAGGCGAAATATGAAAATGGAGTTGCGAAATACTATAAAAAGTGGAATATGTGTTATCCAAGGTCTATTGGACTCTGGTATTCTGCTTTAACTGATTATGTTGGTCTAAAACCCCTAGATGAAGAATATATTTTCATGGGAATGAGTGCCTTTGGAAAACCCTGTCATACCAAGCGATTACGGAGACAATTATGGGCAAATAATCACAAAGGTATAAGAAGACCGATAAATGGAGACCATGTAGACATCGCTGCTAGTGCTCAAGTAGTGTTAGAAGAGGAGTTAACTAAGATATTCAAGATTGCTCTTAAGTTTAGTGATAATATTTGCTATGGGGGTGGAGTTGCATTGAATTGTGTTGCTAACTCTAAGTTGCAAGTACAGTGTGATGATAACTTATGGATTATGCCCAATCCTGGCGATGCTGGTGGGTCATTGGGTGCTGCTTTGCTTTCTTATGGTAAAAGAGTTCCATTTAGTCCGTACTTAGGTTATAATATAGAGAAACCGTGTGATCCTAAAGAAGTTGTCGAAGAAATCCTCAAAACTGGACTCGCTGGTGTTGCAAATGGTCGTGCTGAGTTTGGTCCTAGGGCTCTTGGTAACAGAAGTCTATTGGCGGATCCGAGAAAAATGGAGAACAAGAGAAAAGTAAATGATATCAAGAAAAGACAAAGATTTAGACCATTTGCACCAGCAATACTAGAAGAGCATGCAGTAGACTATTTTGATATGCCTAGGCAGTCAAGGCACATGTCTTATGTGTACTCTGCAAAGCGTGGTAGTGCCATTCCAGCATGTATACATGTCGATAACACTGCAAGAGTCCAAACTGTCCCTAAGATCTCTTCTAGCGTCATTAGACCCATACTGGAGTGCTGGTATGAAAGAACAGGGTGTCCTGTCCTCTTAAATACTTCATTAAACATTCGTGGTATGCCTATGGTAAATACAATAGATGATGCTGTAGCATTTTCTACAAAATACGATGTAAGGGTATTCTAGTATGTGGATAGATGAGAACCCAAATAAAATATGGACTAAGGAAGAGTATGAGTCTATAAAGGATAGTAAGGTTATGTGTAACTTACCATTTCAGCAGTTGAGGAATGGTACTGGAATAAATTATCAACCATGTTGTTGGGCTAGGACTATGACTCCATATGGTCCCCAAAACAAGGATCCTCTAGAGCATTTCAAAGGAGACGAGTTTACTGAATTACGAAAAGATATGCTATTGGGTAAAAAGACTCCTAGATTAAAGCATTCTTGCGATTTATGCTGGAAGGATGAGAAAGAAAGTGGATGGTCACCAAGAATGAATAACCCACTTAATATAGATTGTCTGCAAAACTTTGATAAAGAAGGAAAGATGGTCGAAACAGACCATAGGTTTATTAAGTTAGAATTAAATGCTTTTGGTAACTACTGCAATCTTCAATGTTATGAGTGTCAGGTAGAAAACTCCAGTGGTAGAGAACATGCAGTAAAACAACTTGGTGAAATAGATCCAAAATGGTTAGGATTGTTAAAACGCTATTCATTTGTTGATAGGGATGTTAAAAAGGTAAATCCAGAGCAATGGCGTTCATTTAAAGATGATATTGTCAAACATGCGAAGAACATTAGGGTTATAGTCTTTTGTGGGGGAGAACCCATGATGATGAAATCGCATTTTGAACTTCTAGATGAGTTAATAGAATCAGGTGAAGCAAAAGGTATTGAATTAGGGTATGTTTCAAATATGACACATACTACTATTAAGAAGATGAAGAAGTATATTGACGCTTTTAGATGGATTGAGATGCAATGGTCTGTAGATGGTTTAACTGAACGTAACCATTGGTTGAGATATCCTACAAATTGGGATACTACTATCGATAACGTATTTGCAATGCGAGACTATCTCCATTACTCTAATCCAAATTGGAAGATAGGTAATTTTAAATGTACTATAACACCGAGTATCCTTGGTATATTAGACTTACACAATACGGTACAGTGGATGAAGGATTATGATATATTTGGTGAAGACAATGTACTTTTGAATAGAATTGAGAATCCTACATTTTGTCAAACTCGACATTTACCAGATGAAATAAAAGAACAGATAGGAGATAATGTAAAAAGCGTAGCGGAGCATATATACCATGATATGATGCAACCACGAAATGAACAACAGTGGAAATTTGCATTAGAATATTTTGATAAGACTGACCAAATACGTGGAGACACGAATTGGAAAGAAACATTCCCTGAATTAGCGAAGTATGCTTTGGAGTAGCCACTATCTTGACTTTAAGTTCAAGGATAAGAGTATCCCCAAGTCAACTTGGGAGATAGTATATGATTGTCTAATGGAAATGGCAATTGATTACCCTGACGATAAAACTGAGGAAGATATAAAGAAAGAGTTAGCAGAGTATTACAAGATTGAAGTTATACGTTGGGATTTGAAACCAACTCCACAACAAGATTTTTCATATTTTGTGCTGCCTGAAGATGATGTATGGTTTTGCGATTAACAACTTTGACAAACCGCTATATATCGTGTATGATCCTTTTGGGTGATACCCGTTTACGTAAACACTTGAATATAGTATGGCAAAAGGTTTTAAGGTTGTAACTCAACCTCCTACTGCTAGTCAGAAAAAGACAGAAGAACCAAAAACAATCGTAGATAAAGGCAGAGAAGCAATCAAAGGCAAGTCTATTGTCTTCTGCTTACCTGGTCGTGGTGTTTCATACACATATCTAAAGAACTTTGTTCAACTGTGTTTTGATCTAGTACAAAATGGTGCGAGCATTCAAATCTCACAAGATTACTCCTCCATGGTTAACTTTGCACGTTGTAAGTGCCTAGGAGCGAATGTTCTAAGGGGACCTGATCAGTTACCTTGGGATGGTAAGCTAAAATATGACTATCAACTCTGGATTGACAGTGATATCGTTTTTGGACTAGAGCAATTCTATCGTCTTGTCTTAATGGATAAGCAGATTGCTGGAGGCTGGTATGTAACTGAAGATGGTAAGACAACTTCATGTGCTCACTGGTTAGAAGAGGACGATTTCAAAGAAAATGGAGGAGTCATGAATCATGAAATGGTTGATGGCATACAAAAACGCAGAAAACAGTTTACTGTTGACTATTCTGGATTTGGATGGTTACTTATTAAGCATGGTGTGTTTGAACACCCTGAAATGAAGTATCCTTGGTTTGCTCCACAAATGCAAGTCTTTGATTCTGGTGAAGTACAGGATATGTGTGGTGAAGATGTCAGTTTCTGCCTAGATGCTATCAAAGCAGGTATTGAGATCTGGATTGACCCTGCATGTCGTGTTGGTCACGAGAAGACAAGAATTATATAAGTATAGTACAGTAGTACAATGTCAGAAATGATAGATCGATACAATATCTTTATTCAAGGTGAATTAGAATACGATTCTATTACCGAGGAAGAAATGTTCGATATAACCCAAGATCTTGCTGATAAGTTTTATTCAGAAGGTACTCCCCATCCTGACGATGTTGTGGTAGAATACCTAGGCAACGAATTAGACTAATGGCAGCAGGTTTTGGAACCCTAGACAAGATGGAAGCAAGACCAAAACGTACTAGGCAAGGAAGAGGAAAGCATACTAAATATGCTGCTACTTCTAAAAACAAAGCTAGGAAACGTTACCGTGGACAAGGCAAATAAAGGGGGGATCTTCGGATCCCCTTTTTTTATGGTCTAAATAAGGATAAATACATCGAATTGTAGAAGACCAGTGCCTCTTCAAGAAGTATCACGGGGATTTAAAGACATTTCATTGTCCTTTAAACGGCATCCTATAACTTCAGACTTACTTCCGCTAAAAAATGAGGACGCTATTAAAAAAGCAGTCCAGAATCTTGTTCGTACTCAAATAGGGGAAGTATTCTTTAATGAATTGCTTGGCACTAATATAACTGGATCATTATTTGAGTTAGCAACAAAGGATCTCATAGATCCATTAGAAACACAGATTCAAGTAGTAATACAGAATAATGAACCAAGGGTAGATCTTACATCAGTTAGGGTTACATCAAGACCCGATGAAAATATATTAAATATTGAGATAAGTTATGACATAGTTGGTCTATCACTTCCAACCCAAACTGTTTTCTTCGTATTAGAACCGACTAGACTATAATGGCATTACAACAGTTCACAAACTTAAACTACGAGGACATTAAGACCTCGATAAAGGATTATCTACGGGAGAACTCCAACTTCACGGATTTCGACTTTGAAGGTTCTAACCTTTCAGTACTTATCAATACTTTAGCGTATAACACATATATTACAGCATATAACACCAATATGGTTGTTAATGAGTCTTTTATAGACTCTGCAACGCTCCGTGAGAACGTTGTTTCCCTTGCACGTAACATTGGGTATGTTCCACGTTCTAAACGTGCTGCAAAGGCAACTGTGGCATTTCAGTTAACAGGTATATCTTCAACAACTAAGACTATTGAAATACAACCAGGTTTAATAACAAATTCAGACGTACAAGATACAACCTTCTTATTTTCTGTTCCTGATAAGATTACTTTACCAGTATTGGAAGGAGTGTCAAATGGTGTGTTTGATATATTCCAAGGACAATATCTAGAAAACGCATGGACAGTAAATAACTCACTTGAGAATGAAAGATATGTTTTACCAAATGATAGTATTGATACTTCGACATTAAGAGTAACAGTTCAAGAATCTGGTGTATCTACTGTTGAAGAATCATATACAATGGTTGATAACATTGTGGGTGTTAATGCTGATTCTAATATCTTTTTGATTCAAGAGACTTCTGATGAAAGATATGAGTTGTTATTTGGAGATGGTGTCTTTGGTAAGAAAGTTCCAAATGGTGCAATAATTAGAGCATCTTATATTAAGACTCAAGGTATAGCAGCAAATGGTGCTAGTGTATTCAGGTTTGTTGGTCAGGTACTAGATGATAACGGTGCTAAGTTAAATAATATCGAACCTTTCTTAGATACTTTATCTCAGGCAGAAAATGGTGATGAAATTGAGTCATTGCAATCAGTTAAGTATTATGCACCAAGGTTGTATAGTTCTCAGCATAGAGCAGTTACCGCAACTGACTACGAAGCAATCATTCCTTCAATCTATCCTAATATCCACTCAGTCAGTGCATATGGTGGAGAAGAACTTGACCCACCGCAATATGGTAGGGTATTCATTGCTGCAAAACCCAGAAACGGTAGTTACCTGTCCGACTATACTAAAAAGCAACTATTAAAGTCTTTAAGGAGTTATACCGTTGCTGGTATCGTTCCTATGTTTATAGATCTCAAATTCTTATATGTTGAGATTGATAGTTACGTTTATTATAATACTAATTTTGTTGGAGATCCAGATAGTTTAAAAGCATCCATATATAACAACTTAACTCATTATGCAGTTGAATCTGAGGTCAACCAGTTTGGTGGTAGATTCAAATACTCTAAGATTCAGACTCTAATTGATAATGTTAACAGTTCTATCACTTCTAACATTACTATGGTTAGAATGAGGAGGAATTTAGTTGCAAAGGCTAATCAGTTTGCACAATATGAATTGTGCTTTGGAAATGAGTTCTATTGTGGTAATAATACTTACAATATTAAGTCTACTGGATTTACTGTTAGTACATTCAGTGGAACTTGCCATTTCTCCGATTCTAAGATAGAAGGAACCTCAAAAGGCAACTTATTCTTGTTTAGGAAGAAGACAGATGATGAAATAGAGATCTTAAGTACTAAGTTTGGTACTATTGATTATCAGAAGGGTGAAGTGCTTATAGATACTGTCAATATCACCTCTACTGTCAAATCCAACAATATCATTGAGGTTCAGGCAGTTCCATTATCTAATGATGTACTTGCAAGACAGGAATTGTATTTGCAACTTGATACTTCCAACAGCAACATCTACATGAGACAAGATGTCATTTCTTCTGGTAGAAATACATCTGGTACTAGATTTGATGTTCAATCTTCATATCAAAACGGTAGCAAAACTCGATAATGATTGAAACCTCAATATACAAGGTAAAAATCAATGATGTTGTTCAGAGCCAAATTCCTGAACACATCCATACCGATAATCCATTATTTGCTGAATTTTTAAAGCAATATTACATATCACAAGAATTTCAAGGTGGTACTGTAGACATTGCTGATAATTTAGTTGAATATAAAGGATTAACTCGTATTACTAACGAGAATCTTGTTGGAGTCACCAGTTTGACTGCATATGTAAATGGTGCTGCTGATACTATCAATGTTCAGTCAACTAAAGGTTGGCCTGAGCAATGGGGTCTTCTAAAGATCAATAATGAGATAATAACCTACACAGGAATCACAACTAACTCCTTTATGGGTTGTGTTCGTGGTTTTAGTGCTATTGAGAAGAATGAGACTACTAATAAACCAGAATTTTTAACATTTACATCAACTGGTATTGCTACTCATGCTAATGAAGCACAAGTTACTAATTTAAGCAATATCTTCCTAAAAGAGTTCTTAAGGAAGTTAAAGATACAAGTATTACCTGGATTTGAAGAAAGAGGACTATTTGGTGAGTTGGATGAAGCAAATTTCATCAGACAGGCAAAAGACTTCTATTCAACTAAAGGAACACCCGAAGCATTTGATATTCTCTTCAGAGTTCTCTATAATGAAGATGTTGACTTAGTACAACCACAAAAATACTTATTCAAACCTTCTGATGCCGATTTCATTAGAAATACGGTTCTTTTGTGTACTTTGGTTAATGGAGACCCACGTAAGATTTCTGGAGAAACATTATTCCAAGATACGACCCCAATACAGTCATCTGCTGCAATTTATGATATAGAAGAGTATGTAATCAATAAAAAACGTTATTACAAAGTTTCTTTATCAACAGATACAATACTTGGCAATTTTGAACCAATTAAGAAGACTTACATCACAGAATTCGGTGTTGTAAGTACAGACATCTTAAATGTCGATTCTACGGTTGGATTTGCTAGTGAAGGCGTTTTAAAATTTGGTGGAGACAGATTAACGTATGGTGCAAAGAGTTATACCCAATTTAGGGATATTAAAGGATTATCAAGCACTGCTGGCATAGGATCGACTGTAAGTTCAGGTTTGAACGTATATTCTTATGAAGAAGGTGATTTAAGTAATAAAGTCGAATTACAAGTCGTAGAAGTTTTAAATGACTTTACTGGAGTTGCTCAGAACCAAAATGTCGGATCTGAGATTAATGTTAGAAGTTTAGGTCTTGAAAAGGACGAATTGCGTTATAATGCTTGGATTTACAATACACCTTCCAAATATGCGATATTTAAAATTGAATTAGTGTCACCTGGTACATATGAGTTAATATTGGAAAATAAGAACCAATTATACGTTGGTGACGATATAACTGTATATGACATTAATACTGATACTCCAGTTGCTGCAAAGATCACAAGTATCATAAGTGACCTAGTTATTCAAATTAATGCTGGTACAATCGATTTAACTAGAAATCATTACTTTAGAAGAAATTTAAAGACAACTAACACATATACAGCTGATGTTCAGAATACTTATTCAAAAGGAACTGATTTATACGTTGCATCAAATAGTATTCCACATTGGGAAATAAATGCAGATAGTAAGATAAGAACATTTAATAATAGTCAAAATGACGGATATACGATTGATATAAGTCAGCATAATTTCATTACTGGTGAATTAGTCGTATATGAGCATATTAGTGACTGGGATAGTAGTGTAGGTTTGAATACTGCACAAGGTTACTATGTTAAGAAGGTAAATGACAATCAGATCAGATTAGCATCTACACAGGAGAATGTTAGAAGTGGTGAGTTCATTGAGATATTCAGTGTAATAGCTGGTATATCAACCCATAGACTAACACCGTTTAATCTATATGGTCATACTCTAGGTGGGCAAAAATTATTCAAGAGAATACCTATACCAACCTATCCACCTATCCCATCATCTACAGGTAAGAAATCTGTAGCATCTGAAGGTGCTATTGGTCTATTTGCCAATGGTGTTGAGATTGTATCTTACAAGTCACCAGATAAAGTATACTTTGGTGCTATAGACTCTGTAAGCGTTCTAAACAACGGAGAAGATTATGATGTCGTAAATCCACCTAGACTGTCTGTAAGGGAAAATATTAGTGGTGTAGGAGCATCCGTATATGCCCATGTAAGTGGTGAAGTTGTTGATGTTATTGTAGATAATGAAGGTGTCGATTACTTAGATACACCAATCGTATCAATCACTGGTGGCGGTGGTCAAGGATACGCTGAAGCAAAGATGAAAAGAGTTCCACATGAAGCAGTCTTTAATAGTGCTTCTGTTGGTGGTGTGGTTAGTACAGAAAATGATACATTTACCTTTAAAACTCCACATGGATTCCATGTTGGTGAAGAGTTAATATATTCTACTCAAGATACTACACCAATTGGTATAGGCACAACTCCTGGTAATCTAGTAGATAAGGCATCATATTTTGCTATACCAGATCCTAATGATGACTTTAAGATGACCATTACTGATAGTAAGATAAATTCTCTTGCTGGTATTGGTACTATAGACATCACACAGAATGGTATTGGATACCATATATTTGAAACTAGAGAAAGAAGATTGAAGGTTGATAAGGTTAGAATTATAGATGGTGGTAGATTCTATAATAAAGAAAATACATTAAGAGTACCAAACCCAACTGTAGATCATAGAATTAATAAGTATACCAATGTAATCTATGTTCCTAGTCATGGGTATGCTGATGGGGATGAGATCCAGTATGTATGTGACGATCCTGTAAGTGGTCTAGACAATAAAGGTCTTTATACTGTAGAGAAATTAGATGATGATAACTTTAAAATTGGTGTAGATTTTGGTACTGTAACTGCTGGTATTCATACCTTTAGGTATGCTCCTATTGAAGTTACTATCAAAGGTAGACAAGGTATATCTACAGACCCTGCATCAGCATCACCTATTATTCGTGGTTCTATAGATCATATCCACATTATAGATGGTGGTAAGAACTACGGTTCTATTGTTATGAACGATAACTTTAGAGTTCCTATTGATATTATTAAAGGTAGTGGTGCATTGTTGAGACCATATGTCGTTAATGGCAGAATAGAGCAGATCTTAGTTAAGGATGGTGGTAAGGACTGGTATAGTATTCCAGATATCATTATTGAAGGAACTGGATATGGTGCTAAAGCAAGGGGAAGAGTTGATAATGGAAAATTAGTTGGTGTTGATATTATCGACAGGGGCGGTAACTATCAACAATCTACTACATTCGTAAGAGCAGAAACACCAGGTAAGAACAGTATTCTTTCCAGTAATATTAACGCATGGACTCTTGATGAAGTAGATAGACATTATGATATGGCTGGTGATGATGATGGATATATTGATACACCAACTAAGAGTGCTTATGGTTCTAAGTATGTTAACTACTATGCTCCTAAGAAATTAAGAGAATTTTTAGGGGATGATAATAATGGACATTCTCCTATTTTAGGTTATGCCTATGATGGCAACCCAATATATGGTCCTATTGCAAATCATAATGTAGATGGAACTGGTGGATTGAGGTTAATGAAGTCCAGTTATGCACTTCAGAATTTTGGAATTAGAATTAATGGACCTGATTATACAGAGTATCCAGCAGGGTCATTTGTAGAAGACTATGCTTATGTTGAAAATTATGGAGATCTTGATGAGCATAATGGTAGATTCTCTGTTACACCAGAGTATCCAAATGGAGTCTATGCTTACTATGTGACAGTTAAACAGTCTCAAGGTGATCTAGTTCCCGTATTCCCATATATTATTGGTCATACTTATCATTCAGATCCAGTATTATTCAATTATGGTTTCTTCTCCAATCAGGAAATAGACCCAGGTTCATTAGGTCTACTGAAGAATACTCTTCCATATAACCTAAAAGAATATGAGTTCTCAGGTCCTGCTAATCGTGGAACAGAGACTAACTCAAGGATTATTAAGGTTAGTGAAGGTGGTATTGAGAAACTTGATATATTTGAGTCTGGATTAGATTACACAGTCGGAGATAGAGTAGTATTTGATAATGAAGGTACAAATGGATTTGGTGCTTTAGCAAAAGTTTCTAGAATAGAAGGTGTTGGTATTACTACCGTAACATCATCTATCAATGAATTGCTTGATGTTGAACTAATACCAATGGGTAGAAAAGTCCTTGGTATCACTACAATTCCACACGGTTTGAATGATGGATATTATATCAATGTTACAAATACAAACTTCCCTGATCTTGAAGGTAGATTCCAAATAGATTTAGAGTACGTTTCATCCTTCCTATTGGAAGAAATGCAACCTACTGGTCTTACCACATCTGTATCTACAAGTGATGATGTGCATAAGAAGTTTAGGGTAGATGATATACTACAAAT